ACAGCGAAAATTTTACTTCCCGAAGCAATTGCTTGGCTGGCTGGATAATACTGTTGTTGCTGTACTTGACCAGTTGACTGGTTAGTAAAACTTACACCTAAAAATACACCGCAAGGCGTAGCTGTAGTTGTGCCAGTATCTTTCTCAATTGTTCCATCAGAAATACGTTTTACTAAATCGCCATAAAAAATGCTAGTAGCATAGCCACTTGCAATTTCCATCTGACGGGTTGCTCCCGCAAAGACCTGACCACCAATCAAATTGACTGGTTTTAGTCCGTACGGTTTATCTACAGTGGGATAAGCCATATTAAACTCCTAAGTTAAATTAATTAATTATTTAGTGCCACTACCAAACCCACCACCTTTAGTCGTTGTGCTCTTGCGATCACTAAACAGAGGCATGCGGGAATCACTATTACGTAGAAAGCTGTTGTCTACAGAGTCCATTTGGTTACGAGCTTTTTGGTCGTAATAGACATCTCTAGCTTCAGCCATCTCTCTTGGTTTCTTACATAAAAGCAAGCCACCAATTTCAACATTTCCATCCTTATTTGCTTGAATCTGCAATTCGGGATGATCCACTGCCTTACATGGCACCCAGTGGTCACGGAACTTTTGAGACACGTTAGTGTCGTTCGGCTGTCCAGCGATCGCTGTTGCTACCCAGTAAAATACATAATCTGGGTCTGGTGTTGGGTCAGGCAATGAACTCGGCGGTTTGTAAACATAACGAGTTTCGGTTTTTTCGCGGGTTTCTAAATCCCGAGGTGTGCGGTTAGTAGCCATTTTTAAATCTCCAGTTTAAGAACTTCTTGTGCATATTGTTTGTGGGATAAACCAAATTTATCTGCCAACCTTTGTTGGGTTGTAGTTAGTTTGACTACTCTTTTTGCTCCAGTAGAGCGAGAAGAAGAGGCCACTACAGTTGCGGGTTTCTTAACTGGATCAGCCTTTCTGTCAGCCGACTCAGAAATGCCCAATAACTCAGGGAACACTTGCTTTAAGCGCCCATCAACGCGAGCGAAGTAGTCATCAGAGCGGGGATCTACTCCCGTAGCAACTAGTTTTTGGTGCAGCCCTAGTGCAAAAGCCGTCATTTCTTCATATCCCGGAGACCCGAACCACTGGTTTTTTGCTTGCCAGCGCAAGGTTTTATCGTCGAGTCTTGGTGCTTCTTGGGACGATGTTTGTATTTGTACAGCACTTTCTTGAGTTTGTAAAGGGGTTGGCTTGAAATTTTTTGCAGACTCTAATTTCATCTTAGCGTCTGTTAAGTTTTCTTGTGCCTCAAGCATAGCATCTGAGTCATAGGACTCTTGTGCTTCTTTATACTTGCGGCGTGCCATCTCCATTTCCGCTTCAGCCTTAGCCTGTAAGGTTTCTGCGTAGGTAACTTCACCATTTTTTACATACTCTTTGAGCTTGCGGTTCTCTTCCAAAATAGAACGAGCTAAGTTCTCAAGCTCATCTTTTTCACGCGTAATTGCTTCTTTAGCGCGTCTTTCATCGTGCCTTGCATGAGTTAATTGTTTGATCCGATTTTGAGCACCTTGGGTGTAATTCTCAATTTCTTCATCCGTAGGGTCTTCAACTTCTCTATCAAGAGGTCTAGCTTTACGGTCATTTTCAGGTGTGTCGTCTTCAATTTGAATATCAACGTCACCTTCAGCGTCAATATCTATATCAAAGTCAGCTTCGGGTTTACCCTGATTTTCTTCTTCTTCAACTTCATGCGGGAATTTGTAGTCGTTATCTGCCATTTGTATCTCCTTTAGACGCGAGTAATGCCGCGTGGGTCTTCAACAGTTGCTTCAACCTGATCATCATTAATCAAGCGAAACTCTTTTCCATGAATCTTGAGGCGGGTGCCAGTATATGGACGGGTAATAACGAAGTCGCCTTCTTTACACCACGGACCTTCTGGGAACTTTTCCGCATCATAGGCGCTGGGCCCCAGCTTAATAACAAACAGCACTGGTGAGGTCAACTCCTCAATTTCTTTGGTTTTATCTGCTTTAACAAGCCCACTTTCGTACGTATCATCAGGATCAATCAATGCGCATAACAGTCGCCAGCCTTTTGGGTCTGGTATTGCTTTTGCTTTGTTTTCTGGTGCTGTTTCATCGTACTCTTTATCCACTTGTGGGCTTTTAACGCCCGGCGGCAGGATCAATTCTGTTTCCGGTAATGCGATGGTTTCACTCATCGTTGGCTTTCTCTATATTCTCAGCGAGGTCAATTAAATGGCGCTCTGCATAGGCTAGACCTCGAATCACCCCGCAAAGCTCTTTGTACTGCTCAAAGCTAGAGCACTGACCATTTGCCAAATCGTCAGTGTAGTTGTTCATATCTGCGCGTAACTTATCGCGTAATACTTGTAGTACATTCATCGTTATTACATCCATTTACTACTCCTTTGTTTTTTTGTTGCTATTGATTTGGTGCTTTGTTTTGGCAATATCTACGCCAATTCTGGTACCTTCAAGCTGTTCTCTGGACTGCATCTCGCGTGCTTTTTGTTCGCTATTCTGCGTTATTTTGACCATTTCTAATTCAGCTTTGGCCTCCATATCTTGTTTCTTAAGGTTAAGTTCATCAGCTTTAGCCGCCCCATCTACTTGAATCTTAAGTTTTTTGATTTCCAACTCTTGCGCTTTAAGTTGAAGTTCTTGCATTTGCATTTGCAGTATTGGGTCTTGAGCGTTTTGTTGAGCTTGTTGCTGCGCAGCCATAGCTTTGGATTCTGCAAGCACTTGCGGTGCTGCTTCTGCCATAAGGCGGCTAATCTCTTTTTCCAACTCTGGTGGCAATTCGTCTTCTGGATTCGGTAGTGCTACGCCTAATGCCAGCTCGATCTTGTTTCTGTATGCATAACCAACGTGCTCAGCAATGTGCGCTTGCATAGAACCCATAATTGCTTGAGCCTGTGGGTTTTGCCCAATAAGCTGCTGAACGATCGGATCTTGCATAGCCATCTGATGAACCTTGATGTGTGACTCGTGGTCTTGGAACGGAAACGCCTTGAGCGGTTTGCCTTTCAGTGCATTCTGGTTCTCTGTTACTGGATCTTTTGGCTTCTCATCATCTTCTAACGGCACAATCTTGCTAGCATGTTTAATACCCAACACATCTAACATCTGGCGGTGCAAAAATGGCAAATCATAAATCTGCGGTGCCATCTGTGCCAATTGAATAACTGCTTGGTATTGCACTACCCTTTGGCTAAGGGTGGCAGCATTTGGATCTGATACAGGAATAACTTCAACAATGCTGTAGTCATCACGTTTAGCGCTAGCACGACCATCTTCTGGCTCATAGGTGTAATCAGGATCTGTGTAGTCACGAATTAAACCAGCAATCAGCTGCAGTTCTTGCTTTAGGGCGTAATGAACACGGGCTTGTACTGCCGACATTACTTTGAGGCTTCTTTCCAAGATTGCCAGCGTTGTTCCTACTGGTGCTTGATTAGACATGTCGCTAATCTTCATATCAGATGTTGCGGCAAAACGACGCGCTTCATCAATAATCTTATCCATCAAGCCAGACAGAACTATTGAAGGCTCTTTGTATGGAAGCGGAAGGATGTTATCGCGGATTGAACCACTACCTACATCTACGTCACGGAACTCGCCCGGCGCAATCGGAGTGTCATCGCCTTTTATTCGCAGGCCACGGGCCTTAAGGCCACCCGGCAAGTTTGAGAGGGTTCCGGCGTCCACGAGCTGACGCATGATGCTAGTAGCAGACTTAGCATAACCACCAATAAGATGGAACAAACCAAAACCGTACGAGCCATAGCCCGGAATGTATTGGTAATGTACGAAATGGTGTCTTTTAAGTTTAAGTTCATCGTCTTCTTTCCAGTTGCGACGAATAGCTAGAACCTCATTAGTACCCCGGAGCATTGTTACTACATAAGGTAATGCAATCCCAGTAGGCTCGCCGTCTTCGTCTTTATCTTCAAAACCTTCAATATCTAAATCAACGTGCGACTCGTACATCTCAAAGCGGTCGTCGTTAGTAGCAGAAAAACCTGTCTCTTTGTCTTTGCTTTCTTGAATGTCGCTAGTAAACTTATCTGGCTCACCTAGTTCAACGTCACGATAAAAGCCAGCGTTCATTAGTTTGAGTAATTCGTTCTTGGTCTTGCGCATGCGGTGTGTAATGCGATGGCAAGTATTAATTTCGGAAATTCCGTATGGCAGAACAATGTCTTCAGCAGGAATAAATACAGATACTGGACGTCCTAAGCTTGGATCGTAATAAATTTTCTTAAACGCAGAACCGGCTGATGGTAGATTCCAAAGCATCTTTTCGTGCTCAGGTCTGTACTCAGGCATCTTCTCTGTAAGCTGGTAGTTCATGTCATCTTCAACACGAGTCGCCGCTTCTTTTTTCTCTGGCGTGTCTCTACCAATAATCTGTGTTCTTACAGGGCCTTTTGCTGGAAACGTTTCCATGATGGTATCGCTTTGAAAACGAACCACTGCTTCTGTAATCATCGGATGGAATACACCACAGGCGCCATCCCAAGGCTCGGTTCTTTCTTCAAACTTCAAACCTAACAGCGTAATGCCGTCTTTGTACATTTTTTCCCAATCAGAGCGGGAACCAATGTCGTTATCAATATCTTCAGAAAGATCGGCAGCTATGCTTTGCAAAAGGCCATCATCTAAAACATCAGCTAAGTTCTCGTCAAAGTCTTCGTCTTCGCCGTCTTTCTCCATTGACATGATTTCTTCACCATCAACGCTAACACTTAACGCCTCTGGATCTTCGATCTCAATTTCAATATCTGGCTCTTGGTTTTCTAACTCTGCTAAACCCTGTGGGGCTGCATATAAACTTTTCTCAATGCTCATTTTAGTTCCTAGTAATAAGCCGCACGTCTGCGGTATTTGTAAGTTAAGTCTTCTTGTTCATCAGTTTCAAGGCTGATAAAGCCCCCCTGCCTGTAACGCAGCAATGCTTGAGTAGTAGTATCCACGAAGTCATCGTGTTCGCCAACTGGAAACGATGCAATCTCTTCAATTACTTCTCTTGCCCAGCGTGTATCCGGTGCCCATACTTTACCACTTGTAAACAAATCAGCCACAGCGTTTAAGCGCACCATTTTGTCGTTGCCTCGGCTTGGGCTAAATTCTTGTACAGGTATCCCAATAAGTCTTAATTCTTGAATTAACGGAGCGCCTGATGCTTTTTTTTCAATAATGAACGCATCTGGTTTCCACTCTTTGTAGTGCTTGAGCGCTATGCTTTTTAACTCTGGGAACGTCATGCGGTCTTTGAAAGCGTCAAGAAGTATCACGTTAGGGCTGCGTTTGTCCTCGTTATCGTAAAAAACACCCCATGTTGTGCAAGCAGAATAGTCTGATGTGGTTTTGGTCTCAAACGCCGTATCCCAAGACTGAATCACATACTCACACTTGGGTGGGTCGTCCGCTTCCCATATTTTCCAGTCTTTTCTTGACACGAGTGCGCTCATGTCACTAGTGGGGTTCTGCATGTACTGGGCGTTCCAGTACCGTGGGTCTATAGACTGCTGGGTATTTTTTAACGCTTCTAGGCTCCACTGCTCAGGCCAGAGGCTTTTTTCCTTATCCGTACCCGCATTTATAATGGCAGGCAGTTCTACGATTTCCCAAGGTATGGTCTCTGGGTTTTTTATCTGGTAATCAATCAAACGCCCTGTCAAATCCAATAACGACCACCTAGTCATAATTACAATGATCGCACCCCCCGGCATTAAACGTTGCAGCGGACCTGTTTGAAACCAAGACCACGCATTATCAAACGCTAGGCGGCTGTTAGCTTTCATATCTTGTTCGGAATGTGGATCATCGATAACAAATAAGTCAGCACCCCGCCCGGCAAGTGCGCCTCCAACACCAGCAGCATAATACTGCCCACCAGCACCTGTACTCCATTTTCCCGCAGCTTTCTGATCATCTGCAACCACAGTGTCTGGAAAAATTTCACGGTACTCCTCACTATCAATTAAGTTTCGCACCCTTCGACCAAAGTCTTCGGAAAGAGACGCTGTATGGGTGCCCATGATAATCTTCTTGTGCGGGAAGTTACCTAAAAAATACGCTGGAAACAAGTAGGATGAAAACTCAGACTTACCCATACGTGGGGCTATATTGATAATCACGCGCTTTTTCTTGCCATCAACCACGTCTTGGAAGATTTTAGCCAACCGTTTGTGGTGTGGGCCTACTTTAAACCCCGGATAGATGCGTTTTGCAAACTCTATTGGGTTAGTTTTGGCTGTAAGTAGTCCATGTCTGTGTTCTTTTTTTTCTAAATCCGCTAAAAACAACTGTTTTTCAGCCTTAGTCATGTCCTTTAGCGCTTTTTGGGCGGCTATGGCTTCATCTGGGGTAAAAAAGTCGAGGTTCATGTGTACGTTTTTGGGGTTTTTTTATACATATTATTCTGACGTGTCGATTTTTTCGTCTTTTGTATGCACTTCTTCTACATCCACCACGTCTACCACGCCCATGTACTTGCCCAGCTTCTCTTTAATGCGGGCATCAAGCTCTTCATCCGTTACATCCTCGCTTTTTACTTGGATTCTGTCGGTAAACAGGGCGACTTCTGTAACTTTACCCAACATTTCAAGGGCTTTTAAACGTATACGAGCGTCGGGGTGGTCAGTTTCTTTTACTATCTTCGACACGCTCATGCTTCGAAGTTCTTCTGCCTGCTCAACAAAGCGCCATTGATAAGCCGTTACCATTCCTATGGCTGCCTTTATCTCTTCTGGCAAGTCTAACTGCATCAATCTTTCTTTTGCCCGGGGGTCGGCTTTTACCAAAGCGTTAAAGGCGTCGGTTGTTTTTTGTTCTTGTGCTTCTGTGAGTGTGGCGTCGTCTTCTTCGCTAAAGGCTTCTAACCATTTACTGGTTTTGTGCTGTGCGTTCAGTGTTTGCGCTGGGGTGAGGTTTTCTAGGGGGTCGAAAGGGGTTTGATCTTGTAAAAGATCGGGTGTGTAGTCTGCTGCGGATGCTGAAACTAAGTGTTCTAAAAACATCTGGTGTCTTAAATTCCTCTGGTTGCGTGGGAAACACGAAATTACTACTGGACACGAATGGGGTTGATTGTATATTGTTTTTTGGTTTTTGTGTAGGGGTTTTATTTAACTTTACAATCCCGGCTCAAAACTTTACAATAACTACACCTTGGCTTTTCCTCCTTCGTTTGGGCCTTGGTTGATGATTAGTACATCCTCGTTGAAACCCCCACCTAAGACGTGGGGGTTTTTTTTATTACTTGGTTTTTGGCATTTTGAACGTGTCGGCGATTACGCCAAACCAAAACTCATACATCTGTTTTGTGCGATCTGCTAATTGTTCAAATTGCTTAATTGCGTCTTTCTGCTGTTTTTCAAATTCTGTATACATGGTTTTTCCTTTAAGGGGGGTTATTGATTTGTGTAGTATACGCTACATTATGTTGCACTGCAACATTTCCCGATTGGGGTTATTTGTAAAGTTTTGGCGATTTATTGTAAAGAATTGCGCGTTCGGGAAAGTTTTTGATATGTACATTTTTTGGAGTTTTTTATACATGTGGGTATCAATATGTATACGCAATCAATACTTATAGGTTGGAATTTGCTGTCTAAAATTTGACATGAGTGCATGAATTTTTAATAAAAAAATGTTGTAAGGCGTTGATTTAATTCAGGTTATACAAGATTTGACAAAAAACTACAGAATGGCTGAGGAACAGTGATCTACTGGCTAGGCACGCTTGACCCCTTAACGGGTTGGTGGGTATCGGGTGGGGTGATGAAAGCCTGAAAAACCGCACGGAATGTTACATTTAATCATCGAGAAAGGTTCTCGGTTGCACATCATTGTGTATCTACTTAATGGGAACATATGTTCCCTTTTTTTATTGGAGTTAATTATGTTATTAGTCACATTGTTTAAGTCGCACATTCGTTCAGGTCTTGACTACCAAGCTGAGTTAGCTAAGGTGTTGGGTAAGAAGAAGTTCCTGCCAGCCGAGACAGTCGAGGCTTTAGCCGAGGGTATGGCAGAGGCTTACGGCGAGAAGTATGGGGAGACAATCTTCTTCCAGCAGTCGAGCTCAAACGCTTGGGTGTTCTACACAGACGAGGCTTGCACAAGGGAGTTTAGGCATGACACCTGCACTCGTCAATGGCAACGCAAGGTGGAGAAGTATCACAGTATCACCAAGCGGAAGGGAACAGTATCCAAGCAGGTGGACGAGGTAGCCAAGGAGATTGAGCGGTTGCGTGCTAAGTATTCATCAGCACAACGCAAGCGTATCGCTAACAGCATCATTGGCTAATTGGGAACATTTGTTCCCTCACTTGACAGAACTCGTGGGGTTAGCCGAGGCAACGAGGCTTCTCTGCGGTTCTGTTTAGTGTCTAACTTAAGGAGCAAGCATGAAAGTTAAAGTAAACCCACGCTGGGATAGGTTCTTTGCAAGACAACGCAAAGGCTTGAAGTTCAACGCAGTAATGGTAATGAAACTAAGGAGATAAACCATGTTATCTAATCAACAATGCGTACTACTGAAAAGGGTACAAACCAAGACTCCACAACCTATCGTGGAGAAACCAAAGGCAGTAGAGGTAGAAGTATCCATGCAGTCAGCGTTCAATCAGTTCAGTCTTACCATCTACAAACAACATAAGGAGTAACACCATGAAAATCAAGAACAACCCAACAGGGTATGTCGTAGTCTACAAAGAAGATGGGCTTATCCATTCATTCCAACGAGATAAGAACGGCAGTATGAAAGTCCACGACCACGAAACAACGGCACAGAAAGCACGCAAGAAGCTCGGTGCATTTACGGCAGGGGACTACTATGCCAATGGCTGGATGGTGACAACAACAGTCGCTTTAGCCCGTTGCAAATGGGCAGATTGAGGGGTGGGAACATATGTTCTCCACAACGAGTAGCACAACGCTACTTAAACCCCTTTTCTGCCAATAGTCTACCATTTGAGCACAGGTGGACACATAGTAGACGCCCGCAAAGGCAGTTACAATATAGCGATGTCCACTTGGCAACCTATATATATATATATAAAAGAGATAGAGATACATAATAATAAGAGAGAAAAAAGTGGACAAAGGTTTGTTGTTGAGAAACTTAGTTAGTTTAATAAAACTCTGTGGCTCGTATATACTTTGGTCACTACCCCTCTCAACCCTTATCTTGTATACTTCTCATGGCGTCTAGTATAGTGTCCACCTACAATGATTTGCTAGACTATTGTCAGATTTTTAGGAAGAACCCCATGCAACCTAGCAACAAACGACCCAACACCGAGGGAACATTTGTTCCCAACCCCACACAACCCAACAACAAACAAGAACTACGGTCATCTACTTCTTCTGACCAAACCAAAATCTGCAAAAGCTGTGGCGAAACCAAACCCAAAAAGCAATTCCACCGCATCTTAACCCTAGCCCAATCCCGAGCAATACTACGCAGACCAAACCTAACCACAAGGCACACCCTTTATTCCACCCTCTGCCAATCATGCAGACAACAACGCAAAAGCAGAGCCCCATTAACAACCAAGCAAATCAGAAACAAAATCAGTAGTGGAGACATGCTACCCACGATAGGCGAAGCCCTGATACAAGCAAAGAAAACCGCACTACCACGCAAACGAAGCAAAGTCATGAAAGAGTATTGGCAAAAGAAGCGAGATGGCTGGGTAGATGTATTAAAGGCGAACCTACAAACCCAAGTCACAACCTATGCCAACCGCTACTACTCATACAAGGCAACAAAAACCGCACAACACGCCTTGCTAGAACAGCATAGCTATAACTACGAAGAGGCTAAACGAATTAGGAAAGACCTAATGAAGCAGGCACAAAAGGGAACAAATGTTCCCACCGACATCAAGATAGAAACACAAATCAAACGAAGAAAGGCAGGTGTAGCATGAAATGGATGGACAACGAGAAGTATGTATGGATAGTGATGTATCTGATTTTGTTTTTCTTTATGTTTCAAGGGGTTAGGTTTTTAATTAACTGGCTTGCAAGCTAGGCAACATACCCCAACGAGTATCACAAAACACTTGACAAGGAGAAAGATGATGGCATACACAGTTAGATTCAACACCACTATTGAGTGGCATATCAAAGACGAAGACATGGGGCTATATGCCGAGTGCGATAACCCCGAGGAGTTCATCAAGTATCAAGAGTTCTTGCTTATACCCTCGCAAAGCCTAGGAGATTTCGTGGCTAATGGGGTGATCAAGCAGGGCGCATGGTCATACGAAACAGGTGATGTAGTAGAGGACATGGGCGAATGGAAAGGAGAACAAGCATGACTGACTTTGAAAAAGAAATGGCAAGAGAGTTAGAAGTAAGCACAGACATGAACATGGTGGCGTGCCTATTAACTTCACAGGGTTGGCATGATAAAGCGCAAGCTGATGATCTAGGTAGTGCATTGGTAGGCTACGAGAGCAAGTATGGGCGTGCCGTACTGCGTGACCTAGAAGACATGATCAACGAGGCGATTTACCAAGCGTGCGAACGCATACACGAAGGAGTAGAAGATGCCTAACACAAGACGATATATGCCGTTTCACTCACGAGATAACGAGTGGTTAGCAGGCGACCCACCATCAGACGATAGCCTAGAGGAATGGAACGAGCAATGGGAAGACATCAGAAAAGAGTGCCCTCATCAGATCGAGTTTAGCGAGGATATGTATACCACCAGCGAATACTCTGACCTACCTAAATGGATTGATGTCACGATCAAAGACGAATATATCCTGCAATACAAGATGGCACGAGGGGTTATCAAGTCTATTGAGGGGGCGCAATCAGTCGTGTTTCATCTAGGCATTGACTGTTCTGTGGAAGATGGGTGGGGCAACATAAGCCACGAGGAGATAGCCATCACAGATGGCGGTGCTTATATAACCCTCAATTCAAAACATAGTAGTGAGCAAGTAGAAGTAGATGTATCCGAGCAGTTCAACCAAGCGATAGGAGAAACAGCATGATTTGTTATAGGTTTGCTTTATGTGATGACTTTACGGGTATGGAGTTTATGGGCACAGAATTAGATGACCCCAACCCACAGATTGACACAGAGTTTTGGAGTCGCTTCATGCAAGGCGATTGCACAATGGTTTACCGAGGCGAAGTATTTGATGACACTAACGAAGGAGAAATGTAATGAAAGAGTATCGGGTTGTAGTGGCTAGCTATGCCATTGAGTTAGTAGATGCAGATAGTCCCGAAGATGCCTGCGAGATAGCTATGGAAATCTTTGAGCCCACAGATGAGTGGGTTATTGCCGAAGTAGATGAAATCCCACCATACCCACAAGGAGAAACAGCATGACCACATTCACATTGCAAGACCTTAACGGCGCACAACAAAAAGCCTTAGACGATCAAGCATTACAAGATATGGCTAAGTTAGGCGGTGTTGACCCCCTAAGCGAAATGTTCACACAGATGGGCAAAGACTTAGCCAGCCACGAGTTAGCGCATCAACAGGCACAACAGGCTAGGCTTGACGCACCTGAACCACAGCCTAGTGAGATAGACCCAATCAAGCTAATTGACGAGATGATGTCGCAGTTCAGTATCAAACTCAAGCTTCTTGCTACGATCATCAGCCAATCTAAAGCCCAACCCGAAAAGGGAACAAATGTTCCCCCTGACACAAGCCTGCAAGAGTGCCTAAGCCTAACCCTACAACAAGCAGACTGGTTTAAGGACTTGATCAGGCATGAGTTGGTTGCTCTAGACATAGCAGAGATAGCCAAAGACGCTGTGGAAGACATTGTGGAGAACGAGGTTGAGTCCTACTTCGACAATCGTTTTAGTCCCGAAGATCACTTTGACTTTGGCGATGCAGTTGAGAACGCAGTAGATGACAGGCTAGACGACATAGTGCGTGACAGGGTGATGGATAGCCTAGAGGAAGTCGTTGCAGAGAAGTTAAGTGAAGCAAGTATCAAGGTTGAGTTTAATTAAGGGGGGTATATGAGCAAGACGATTGAGGTAGAGATTTATAAGTACGGCGAGTTGTCCGAGCGGTCACAACAGAAAGCGAGGGAATGGTATATCGAGGGCATGGACTACGAGTGGTGGGAAGGCGTGTATGACATGGCTACGCATGATGGCTACGAGAAAGGGTTTTGTATCGACAAGATATTCTTCTCAGGCTTTAGTAGTCAGGGCGATGGCGCTAGCTGGACAGGTCAGGTTGATGTACGTCAATGGCTGGAGACAAATGTCCCTGACTCAATAGGGCTTAGTGCATGGTGTCAGTTGATTCAAGAAGATGTTATATCCAAGCATGTCAAGGTCGAGGCTAACAACGCACACTACTGCCACGAAAGCACGATGTCTTTCCAAGACGTAGAAGATGAAACAGATGGCTTTGCCGATGAGTATGAGATGGTGTTGCCGTCTATCTTCAAGGGTATGCAAATTCAGCACCTATTCGACATCATTGCCACCGACCCCAACTGCCCATTCAAAGACACCGCCACAATTACCAACGCAATTACTGAATCAGGCAAGGTATATGCCATTGGTATATACCACCGACTAAGAGAGGAGTACGACTACCTATGTAGCGAGGAGATGATGCTTGACCATTTTGATTGTAATGATTACCACTTTACTAACGAAGGGAGATTGGCATGATAAGAGAACTAACTGCGGCATGGGGTAGCTTGTTCCAAGACGTAATGGAGTGGGTGCCCGAAGATCAGAGAAGCAAGTTTGTTAGTAGGGCGTACAAGTTATTGCAGGCTGGCGAATACCTAGCAGGCAAAGAAGCAGAAGAGAAGTTAAACAACCTAACCAACGAAGGAGTATGACTATGTATTCATCAGTAACTTACCAAGAAACAGAGAAGCTATTCAACAAGACACGCAAACCACCACGCAGTAAGAACTACAACGAGTTTCAACGCCCGTTGCGTAGGGTTAACGAGTCACATCTTATGTTGCAGAAGGACGCACATAGCTATGTGTATAAGCTAAATGGGGTAGAGGTAGTGCGTTTGTTTGAGCCTAATACAGAGGGTGAGTATGAGGTAGCGGTACGTGGCTTGTATGGTACGTTTGATATTCAACTGCAATACAAGTTCACAGGGTATTACAACGGCATGGGTATACAGACCAGCACAGGCGAGGCAGTTCGTGTACCTCTTAACCCACACTACAAAGATCAGGACAAGGACTACTCAGCCCTGCTTACATATGACAAAGACAATAAGCTGATAACAGAGAAGTCATGGCACGCTGACATATACAGGCTGGCATCCAACCAACAAGATAAGCAGACACGCAAGGACATCAAGAAAGAACTAGATGCCTACGTCACGCTTCAGATGTTCAAACTAGCTACGCTCAAGGATAACTGCAAGCTATCCGACAGTATGGGTGCGCCGTTCGGCGAGTCAAGGATAGGGTGGGCTATCCAATCGAGCATGCAAGATGCCCTACAAAACCGCCCGTTACCACTTGAATCGACTGCCTTCATGGATACCTTCGACAACATAGCGCAGGACTGCTTCGATATGTTAGCTAGCAAAAAGGTGTACAACGCTGAGTACAACCTGTTCCACAGAATGGGTAGTTGGGCTAGGTCACGCAACCCTTCCGAGGCTGACGATGCACAGGAAAAGGCAGATGACATAGTACAAACCATTACCCCCGATGAGTTCAAGAAGTCGCTAGTAGCTAGGCTAATGGGGTATGCAGGGCTATCCAAGGGTAGCGATTCAATGCCCCTACCGCAGTTTGGCAGTACGTTGCCAAGAACCTATTACACCCGAGCCAATAAGAGAAAGGAGTAAAGTAGTAGTTGATTCTATAATGTAGTATGTTATACTTTCTAAAAAACAGTAGTAAAACAAACCAAACGAGGACAATATGAAATTACTAAATTCATTACAAGTTGCAAACGCTATCAAGAAGATTGGTCATAAGCGCACCATCATCGTTCAAGGTGAGAATGGTATTGGTAAGACTGGTATCTATCACACGCTTGAGCGTGACCCACACTTTGCCAATCACGTTGCAGTCAAGCTAGACTGTACGCAGATGTCTGATGGTTCTGTGTGGATGCCTGACATTGATCGTGATGCTGGTGTTAGTCGTGAGTTACCTAACGAGCGCTTCGGTGTAAGCAAGGCTAATCAGAAGGGTATCAATGGTGCTCGACCATCGCTAGTATTCCTTGACGAGTTAGCTAAGGCTAAGCAGTACATCAAGGACGTGCTTGCTCCGATTGTGTACGAGCGTGCAGTTGGTAACTATCAGATGGCTGAGGGTTCAGTCGTGTTTGCTGGTACTAACCTTGCTATCGAGGGCTTAGGTGATTCCATTCAGGCGCACCTTCGCAATCGCTTAGTGTTTCTAACTATGCGTAAGCCTACGCAACCTGAGTGGTACAACTGGGGTATCGACAATGACATCGACCCTATCTTGCTGGCGTGTACCAACGAGAACCCACAATGGTTCGATAGCTTCCTTGACTTCCAAGATGGCGGTAAGTATGCGGGTCGTGATCAGTCTAAGGAGAATGACGTTATTTTCAATCCGTTGTTATCTCAGCAGGCTTACATCACACCTCGTTCGTTGCATAGTGCGTCAGACATTGTGAAAGAGCGTGACGATCTCGATACCGATACGTTGCAGGGTCTACTCGAGGGTACGATCGGTCGTGCTGGTTCCGAGGTATTGGGTGCGTTCATTCGCTTTGGTGATGAGACCCCACAGTTCAGCAAGATCGTCAGTTCACCAAGCACTTGCCCTATCCCTAGCAATCCAGTAGCGCAGATCATCACAGTTTTGAAATGCGTAACTCAAACGAGCAATCGTGAGGAGGCTGAGGCATGCACCGAGTATGTAATGCGTAACCGCAGAGAACTACAAAGCATGTTCGCTAACAACATTGCCAACTCTACTCGTGCCGCATTGTTCGTGACTGTCAAGCCGTTCCAAGCATTGATGAATGACAACAAGATTTACTTCTCAACCAAGTAAGGAGTAGTTATGTCTAAGACATGGGATAAGTTATCAGCACCCGATCGGGTGATTGCAGTACACGTTGACTTCAGCAACAACAAAGACTTCGCTGGTCTATCAGGCGTTGTCTATGTAGGTGACGTCAAGTTC